GCGTCGACCGCTGCGCCGAGCTCCGCCTCCAGCTGGTCATCGGTGAGAGCGGTGAACTCTTCGGCGGAGGTGACGACAGCGGTCGGCTCGACCGGGTCACTGGTGGGTGTTGCGTCGGGGGTCTGGGCGTCGGCCACGTCGACCCCTCCTCTCTAACAGGTGGGTTCGTTGTGGTCCGGCTGCGCCCGTCGACCTCATGTTCTGTTACGGGGCGTAAGCCCACACGCCTCGGATGGTAGCACCGATCATGGCTGGTGGCAGGGGACGTGAAACGGCCCGGGTGATGACCTCACACCCGGGCCGTGCCTCGAATCCGAAGGGTTGAAGGGCCACCGCGGACCCGAGGCAGTGTGAACGCGGCGGCCCTGCCTGTCAGGCGGGGGAGCGTGACAGAACGCCAGCAGGTGCAGCCTGCGGCACCGTCAACGCTACGCCGCCCCCGACTGGCGCGCAGCCCATTCGTCCATCTCCGCGCGCTTCACGGCGACCGCCGCGAGGGACGCGCCCCCCTGCCTGGCCTTCCGCACCTCACCGAGCGTCGCGACGTACCACATCACCTGCTCACCGTCGACAACGGACGTGAGCCTGTACGCGAGATCCGCCGACCCGCCGCCACCGCAGCCGCACGCCATCACACACCCCGCAGCATGTCGAGGCGCAGCGCCGCGAGCTTCTGCTGCGCCGCCACGAGAGCGGCCATGTCCGGCACGGCCGGCTGCTCTCCGCGGGCACGGGCGAGCGCCCCGCGGACGCACCCCTCCGCCACCTCGAACGCCGGGATCGTCACGCCACCGAGCGTCCCGGAGATTGTCGGCCACGCGATGCCCGCGTCGGCGAACGCCTGCCGCAGGTCCGCGGCGTCGACGTCGAAGCCGTCCGGGATCGTCAGCGCCATCGACCCCGGGGCCGGGGTGTCCGACTTCAGGCCGAGTGCGGCGGTCAGCTCCGCAGCGAGATCACGCACGTATTCGCGCCGCTGCGCCACCTTCGGGTCCTCGACCGGGCGGGGCACGCCCGCGGCGACGAGGGACAGCTGCCGGCCGGACGACGCGACGACCGCACGCGGCCGTGGCACGGGGAACCCGGGGACGTTCACGGCGTGCGCCGCCACCAGCTCCAGGTTCCCGCCGATGTCCCGCCAGTCACCCGACAGGGGCGACTGCCGGAGCGCCTCGACCTGCTCCGGCGTTGCCGCGGGGAGGACGGCACCGGCAACCCAGATGCCGTGATCGTCCTCACCGGCAGCGACCGAAGCGACTGACGTGCACACGTTGTCGTAGTGGTCGGCCGTCGCCGCGTAGCCGAGCTGCCCGTCTGCGTGCCCGCCGCCTACGGTCAGCTTGCCCGTCGGGACCTCACCGGCGTCGGTCATGGTCGCGCCGGTGCGGAAGTACGCGTACTCGGCGGCGGACTGCGGCGGGGTGACGCAGCCGGGCAGGCCGATGTGGCAGACGCCCCATACGGCGACGTGCCCGAACACGCGTCCGTCGTCGGTGACGGTGAGTGGGGTCGGCCCGGTCAGCTGCGGGTTGGTGAACCATGCGAGGGGCGGCACCGTGGGGGCGGCGGACGCCACCAGGGAGAACGGTGCGGTGATCGTGTCGTCGTCGAGCGCGTTCGCGATCTTGTCGTACAGGTCCGTGACGATGCCCTTCAGGCGGGTCTGGTCCGCGTCCGGGATGTCCGTGCCGCCCCGCGCCCCGTTCAGGACACCAGCGACCGCGTACACCGCCTTCGGGACGATCCGCAGTTCACCGTCGATGACGTCCGCGACACCGAGCTTGTATGCGCCCTTCGTGTGCGGGTCCGCCTCCGGGTCCTGCCACAGGAACGCGCGCGCGTACTTCTCCCACTCCGCGTCGCCGGCGTCGGCTGCGTCGACACCCGCCCACGTGGCGACGCGGTCGGCGGCGGCCTGCCCGTCCCACTCCGGGTCACCGTCGGCGACGGGCATGCTGTCCCACCCGGAGGTGCGCACCCCGGCCGCGGTGAGCGACGGGGCGGTAACGCCGTCGGTGCGCAGCCACACGCCGGTGAACGCGGGGATGGAGACGAGGGTGGCGCCGGCGCACTCGTATGCGGTGAACACGCACACCTCCCCGTACGGCTTCGGCTCCTGGTAGCCGTCGTCGTCGAACATGCCGTAGCCGCCGCCGGTCTCGACGTACTCGACTTCGCAGCCGCCTGCGTCCATGGACGGGCCCACGACGCCGTTCGCGACGAGTTCCATCGCCTCGGCGACTTCGGGGATCTTCTCTGCGTCGAGCCACGCACCGGTGGCGTTGACCATTCCGGACTGGTCGACGGACAGGGTGTCGATCCGGCCGACGACGACGGACTTGTCGTGTCCGTAGTCGCTCATCTTCTGGAACGACAGGGGCAGCGGCAGCTCACGGTTCGTGAACCCCGCGGGCATGATCACCCTGCCGTCGGATGTGGGCACTCCGAGACGGCCGATCACTGCCGTCCATGTGTCAGCCATGGTGTCTCCCTTGTGGTGCGGCTGCGTCTACGGTGGCACGGTCCACTGTCACGCCTCACGGAACGTCATCGAGCAGCGGCATTGGATGACGTTGCCGGCGGATCCGGTCGGGTCGCCGGGGTACTGCAGTTTCTCCCCGTCGACGATGAACGGGGACGTCAACGGCTGCGCCTGCCCGTGCGCAGCGGCGTGTGCTGGGCGGGTGCGCTCGGGCTGCCCGAGGGTGGCCTGCCACACCTTCATCAGGGGGCGTCTGGTCTCGATCTGCTGCTGCGCCGCACCCGCGAGAGTGCCCGCCTGTACGGCGGCGTGCGCCTCGGTGCGGCCGACAACCGTCGCCCGGTTCTCCCAGAACGGGTTGCCCGTCACATCGAACACGTGCTGCACGCGGGCCGCGAGTTCGGGTGTCGACTCGCCCGCTGCGATGCCTTCGTCAAGGGTGCGGGTGATCTCCAGGTACACCTGATCCGGGGTGTTCGACATGCGGTTGATCGACTGCTGCAGGTAGTCCGTCACGTACTGTGACTGGTCGAAGCCGGCAGGCGGCGCGGACCCGGTGACCGTCTGCACGGCGCGACGCAGCGCCCCGAGGATCGGCGGCCGCACGTTCGTCTGCAGCTGCTCCACCCACTGCCCCTGCGCGGACAACACCCATACGCCGTTCGGTGTCATGCGGGCGCTACGCCATGGCTCCATGACCCGGCCGGCCGTGTCCGCCGTCCACTGCCGGGCCGCGGCGAGCCAGCCGCGGCGGATGTTCTCGTCGTCACTGGCCACGGGACGCCATCCACTGCGCGAGTGCCCGCGTGTCGTGCGGCAGCCCGACGGCGATCAGGCGGCGGCAGTACCCGTCAAGGTCCCACCGGTCGGCGAGTTCGGGGACGTGCCGCCAAGCGTCCTGCAGCAGGTCGCCGTGCCGGTCGTCGGGGCGCAGCTTCACGTGGAGTTCGTGACGGGGGACGTCCGCGTACTCGGCCTTGAGGCGCTGCGTGTTCAAGAGCCTGTTCCCGGCCCGCTCCAGCGCGTGAACGACGGCAAGGGAAGCGATGTCGACCGGGCGTGCGGGCGCAGCGGACGCGGTTACCGGCGGTTCCTGCGGCGCTGCCTCGACCGCAGGCGCGGCGGGCGCCTTCGCGAAGCCGAGGATCCGCTGCAACACCGGGTTCTCGAACAGTGTCGGGGCGCGGCCGACAAGCTGCGTGGCGAGTGCCACCAGCTTGTCCTGTCCGGTCGGCGCGTAGTCCTCCGGGATGTGCAGCATGGTGAGTGCCGCTTCGGGGGTGATCAGGCCGCGGTCGAGTAGCTCCAGCACCTGCTGCAGCGGGTCGGGTTCGCCAATGAGTGCGGACCCGTCGAACGCCAGCATGTACGTGTCGACGTCGGGGATGCCGGCTGCCTCCGCGACGGGGTGCAGGTAGGCGGCGGTGAGGGCGTCGGAGATGACGTCGAGGATCGGGACGAGGTGCGTGCGGTACGTCTCCTCGGCGACCTGCCACGCGGACCAGTGGTTGCTGTCGCCCATGCCTTCGACGACTTCGCGGGGCAGGTCGAGTCCGGCGGCGAGCCGGCCGATCGCGTCGGCGCGCAACTCGATGATTTCCTTCGAGAGTGGCGACTCGAAGTTGATCAGTTTGAATGCGTCGGCGAACTCGGCGGGCACCTCGAAGATGATCGGGACCTGCGCCGCGGCGGATCCCGGGTCGGACAGTGCCTTCCGCATCGACTGGAAGATCATGTCGGTGAGGGACGCCGTCTCTTCCGGCTCACTGTCGTCCGTCGTGGGAAGGTCAGCCTCCGACGGGACGATGAACGCGCCGGCGGACGCCAGGCGGGAGTCGAGGCGGGCAGCGATGTTCTGGCTGGACTTCTCGATCTCACGGAGGGTGGGGAGTAGCGCCCGTACGGCGGAGTCCGCTGCGAGCTGCAGCCGGGGGTGAGGGTTCCAGATCCGGATCAGGGTGTCTTTCGGGCCGACCTTCGTCGGCAGGCCGGTTTCCGGGTGGGTGAACTCGACGGCGCCGCCGGACTGGTTCAGCTCGGTGCCGGACACGACAAGCCACGTGTCGTCGACTTCCTTGCCCTTCCGGGCGACGACGACGACGTACACCTCCCCTGTCATCTCCAGGTTCAGGACCATGGTGCGGATGTGCTGCGGCCGCTTGACGGGCCCGCCGAGTACCTTCCCCGCGATCTCGATGATCTTCGGGTTGGTGGACGGGCCGACGGGACGGCCGGTGTCCGGGTCGATGTCCGCGGCGTACAGGAGCGCCTGAGCGCACGCGTTACCCTTCCACCCGGTCGCGTACCGCAACTCACCGCACATGTCGTAGTGCCGCCACGCCTCGACCTGCCAGCGCCGGTCACCTGCGGGAAGGGTTCCCTTCCATGCCTGCGCGCCGCCGAACGTGTACCGGGCGGCGGACGCGACGATCGC